CGCCGCCGAGATCTAAATCTCCGCCGGCGTCACCGCCAAGATCTAAATCGCCACCGCCAGTATCGCCGCCAAGATCTAAGCCACCACCTCCGCCTGCTGCGCCGGCGGCTTGAGCCTCGGCAACGGCCTGAAGAGATGCATCCTGCTTGCGATCGTAAAACATCTCTCTCTGACATCTTGCAAATTCTTCGTGAGACATATTGAAAATGTTTTCGGTAACCCAGCGACGAGAGAAATAGCCCTCGGTTGCGGAGCCGGCGATATCAAACTTAGCTTTCCAGTGCTCAATCTCTTGAAGTTCCGCAATCTTAGATGGGTTGTTTAAAGAAAGTTTGAAATTAATAAGGTCATCGCCGCGGAAACCAAGAGTATAAAGATGAATGATGCCGATTTTTTCAAGCTCATGTATAACTGTCCTTTGTAATCTTTGGACTGTTCGGGCAAAGCGAATGTCTTTTTGGGCTAACGTTGTCTTGTCTTCAGTGGCGCCTTCGCCCATAGAGAGATAAGACTGTGGGACCTTTAATGCTGAAAATAATTTATCTCTTAAATATTTGATGTCATCAATTTCGGTTGTATTTGTGCCGCCGGCGATGTTCGAAATATCTGTAGCTGAGCCGGCGCGTACGGGAATGTAATAGTCTTCTTCAATTGATAAAGGATTGTAACGCAAGTCAACTCGTCCAGTGTCTTTGTCTACGATTGAGTGTCTTTTAAGTTGTGAAACAATCTTTTGCATATAGCCTTCAACATCTTGAGGCGGGATGGCGCCGACATCAATCTTGAATACGCGCCTTTCGGAAGATCTGACAATACGATATGCCATCATAGCGTCTTCCATAAGTGTAAGTTGGCGCCAAATGCGGCGGGCGGGCTCCAGAACTGATGAGCCATAAGGGACATATTTATCGTTACCTAGAATACGAAAGTGTGCGACCTGCCAATTTTCAAAAGTCATACCAGCGGAATTCCATTGATATTGTACATAATTAGGATTAGTTGCATCTAGCCCTTCTAGTCTTTCAACTTCCTGCAGTGGCAGCGCGATGGCTGACTGGACACCCATCTTATCATCAATGTCAAGGTAGAGCATGAAGTCACCATATTTACACATCGTGCGGCACCAGCCAAAAAGATTATATTCAATATTCAATATATTGTGATACAAAAGATCCAATACCGCCTTAATCTCTTCGTTTGTACAGTTGATGTTGAGCATCGGGCGCAAAGCAGAAAATGTTGTCATTTCATCAGCATAGATATCTAGCGACGAAGCGATCTCGGGCATATATTCCATCTGATCAAAATCAATATATCTCTCGGCACGTCGTTGATTAGAAATTGCATTAGCGGCAATTTGGTCTAACGGATTATAAGTCTGCTTCTTGAACTGCTGTCCAGAAGCAGTCTTGAATCTAGAGGCGTATTTGTCTAGATGCTGTCTTCTAATTTTACGTCCGGATTGCGAACGATACGTAACTATCGGACCTGAAAAAAGCCTAGTTAGCGACTTAAATAACGATGATTGTGTGTTCGCAGGGTTTTTCCCTTTTCTCATATTTCTTGGTGCCATTTAATTTCTCACTTTATAATCCACATATATTCTTTGTATAAATTTTCTGCATCTGACATTTTATCCATAACTCCATCTTCTTTGTATCCAATTTGTCCCTTTATTTTTGTATCAAAACTGGTTCTTGAAGTTATTATAGCATCCACAAAAGCTTTCTTGTAGTTCAAATCTCTTTGATTTGTCTGTAATGCAGTATCACGGACCCAACAAGCAATCGAGAGCGCCATAACTAAATCATCATTGTATCCTTTTAAAGCTTGGGGTTTTCCATTTGTCCAAATAAATGTTCTCAATTCATTTGCCAAACGCGACGAATATGTAGTAATTAGTTTGTTTCTTATAAACTCTTCTAATTTAGCAACAACCAAGGGGCGAGTTTTTGAAGATGTTGTAAACCCGGGGACCGCTGAGTTCCTGTGTTCTGCCATGTGCTGCTCAATATATTCATGAGTTGACTTAACAGAATAATAAATATTTGGGTACTCATAATCAATAAGTTTATCTAAAACTGTATATCCGATGCTGTTGTTCTCAATGACCATCATCGCGTTCCCGAACTCCCGGCCGACTTGATTTAATATATTCGCATATAAATCGGGAGTTGGCTTGCCTTGATATTCTCCCACAACCTGCATTGTCTCTAACTTAATAATGTGAAAAGTTGAATAGTCTGCTCCATCGCCGCGAGCGACATCTGCAGTCAACAAGTAGCTGCACGAAGGATCGTGCTCTTCCCAAATCCAGAAATTACGATCAAACGCTGTTTTATATTTTGGCTCAACTATGTTGTCTGTAATCCATTCAAGAGCATCTGGATCGATAACAGTCTCGCCGGATGTGTTGAAGTTACACTCCAACTCTTGTGCAATTTGCCTGCGTGACATATTTTTAGTTTCTTTTTTGAACCACTCTTCGTCACGTTCAGGGTGCACATCCCACATTAAAGTTGTTAATTTGAAATTATTTTCATTTGTTTCAGCGCCGACGCAAGTTTTATGGAACCAGTTACCGACACCATTCGGGGTTGATATTGCTATACAGCGACCACCAGTTGACAACGTGGGATACAAACCAGTCCACAGATCTTCAAGACCATCAATGTGTGCAGCCTCGTCAAGAACCAGAAGAGACAGCGCTTCAGAGCGGCCGGCGTCACCAGATGTTGAGGCTGCTTTGATGGTTGAGCCATTTGACAATTCAAACGAGGTGCGGTTATCCGTAGAGATAGAAGCGATGCGGATCCAGTCTGGTAGATTTTTCATGATGCTTTTAACTTTGCGGACAAGGTTCCCCGCGGTCTCAAATTTGGTAGCCATAACCAGAATAGATTTATCGCGGTGAAACAACATCATCCACACAATATAGCCAGCGGTTAACGTAGAGATACCTAATTGCCGGCCCTTATTGATGACGTTAAAACGATAGTCATTAAAATCGTCTAATAAATCATCTTGATAGTCAAACGTATTAAAAAGAATCAGCCCGTGCATCGGATGAGATATACGGGCATACGTTTTAAGAAAGTACGATGGATCTTTTCCGCACTTAACTACTTCTTTTAATATTTCTTTCTTTGTTAATTTGAAACTCATACATTTTTCAAGGCCGCCAACACTTCTTCGCGATTGACGAGATCTCCTTCGCCGTCCAATATAATTATTTTTTCGATGCCATCTTTCCAAGCCATATCCACAAGCTGAGCATCGGTCATTTCTCCGAAGCCGTGAGGATCTAGAGCATCATATTTTTCTTCGTCACCAAAGCCGAAATGATAATCTCCGACTTCATTTAATACTTCTTGAATTATATATTTAACTTCTCTGAAGCCTATTTCGCGGCGTTGAGGTTCTATATATTCGGGAGCAAGCTTTTCAATAACGGCTGTAAATAAATCTAACATCTCTTCTGGTGGCAATTCTTGTACCAAGGCTGTGACTTGATCTTCTAAAGGTGGGCCGGCGCGATCTTGGAAACCACTAACGTGGCTCTCTGGTGCGTCGTCTGATGGAATGTCTGAGGGTCCATATCGTTCTGGCGCGTCGTCTGAGGAAATGTTATCAGCGGGGAAGGGCATCGTCTGTGCTGCTCTGTCGGCATTTGGATCCGCTGGAGCACGGCCATATCTTACTTTCTTGCTGTGTCCGTAGTCATCTCCGAGCCAAGCCGGTTTGGGCCCTTGCTTCCGGATCCATGCCAACATTTCCTCTGCCTGCTGTGGGCTCAATTCTTCTCCAAGAGTCTCTTCTTTTATGTACTCTTCTGCGATAATTCTCTTTAATTGCGATTTTGTAAAATTCATATTCTACCCCCCATACAGTCTTTAATTTTAATAAGGTTTTCAATCACATCAATTTCATTTTGTGTTTCTAATTTTTCTTTATCTTCTTTTGAATCTAAATCTTGATGAAGAATGTTAAGCGTGTTCTGAAGTTCTTCGCACGACGCTGAGTCATAACCGTCCTCATTGAGTTTAGCTGCAAGACTGGAGGTTGGTCGGTAAGCACGGCCCATGGTTTTCTGACCAGCGCCGATGGAAACAGGATCGCCACCTATGATAGCGGCAGACAAAAAATCAAGACTAACATCCAGATTTTCTATTTTGTCAGTCAACGCCCAAATAGCTTTCATTAGAGCAGCATCATTTTGAATCTCTTCTTTGATGATCTGCTTAAGTCGGGATTTGCTGATTTTCACTTTACGATTCCTTTTTTCTAGAATCATTCTCCGGGCGTTTTCCGCCTTTACCATTCCACCCACCTTGATCGAGGAACTTTTTAAAACTATCTTCAAGGCGATCTTCAGATGGTTGGCTGTAAGCCATGTTTTCATCTAAACCACCAATTTTGTAGTGCATCTTGGCTGTCACCCAGCTTCTTACTCTGGAAGAGTTTTCGACGCGAACATCAACTTCGCCCTCTTTGGTAAGGGTAACTCCGGTGCCTGTGATCTTCTTATATTCTTTCTTCAGAAACTTAACAACATCCGCAAGGCGTTGCTCAATCTCTTGCTCAAAACCATTAGCATATACTTCACGAAGCTGTACTTCGGAGTGGTAACCTAGACAAAGCATGTTTCCATAAAAACTAACATTAAATCCGTCCATCACCCTTTTGTCAATCAGTGGACGCCCTTCATCGCGCTGGAGCCCGGGCTTCAAGGCTTCTCCGTTTTCGTCCAATGCTCCATCATAAGCATTAGCTGCGGCCTGCGATAAGCCTTGTATAATTTCGTAAACTGTTGCCATTACTGGTCTCCTCTAACGTTCTTGTAATATAAATAGTGTTTAACTGAAGAAAGGTAATCAGAGGCTTTGGTGATTTTAGCTTGTACCCACGCATCCAATTCATCACCATCTTGAATCATTTGTTCTAACTCTGACGCATATTCGGCTGCTCTATATAATTGTGACTTGGCCATTCTACCTTCGTCGTGTTCATCGCTGTGTGTCATTTGCGGTGGTGGTTCTGCAGAAGGCAACGGGTCGCCACAACCCTCTGTTGTGACCGTTTGCTGCGTTTCAGGTTCATTTTCAGCGCTAGAACCGCCGGGGTGCATTCTCTTATCGAGCAAATTAAAAACAATTTGGATTACGTTTCTCTTAGTGTTTAAATCCATACCCTCTTCAGCAGCTAATTGAAGTATATATTCGTAAACCTTAGTTGCGATATTTCGTTCTTGCGGGCTAATCTCACCAGCAGTATCCTTCGTAGCTGAGCGGGTTGCTGCTGTGGCTTTTCCAACCCCAGCACTAGCGCGATCTTTCTTAACATCCAAAGGACTCTGTTCTTCAAGTGCCTCTAAAATTGCCCTCTTGATATCATTTTTCGTTATCTTCATTTGGTCGCCATCCTTTTAGCCATCTATCTTCGCGCTGCTGTACATACTGAAAATAGCATTTCTCGCAACATTCAAATTTTACCATGCAAACATTATCCATAGATTTTTTGGGATAACTCCCGCAAACTGGGCATGTCTGGGTCGGCTCTCTATTAAGTAGTTTTTTTGATACCTTTATACCATTAATATCGATTTTCTCAACAGAGTCTTCGTTTTGTTTCGCTTTCTGGTACAATTCTTTCATCTGTTGGAGATAGTCTCTCTCTTTATTCTGATCCCAATTTGCCTTTGGATTTTGAATAGTCTCGTCGCCGTATTTTTCAGCTATAGCTTTCTCAACAGCAGCAATTTGATCATAGTTTTTATTCATTTTAAGGCCCTATATACGCCATAGGAGCTTGCAGTACCAATAAGGATCCCACCAGCAAAATATAGCCATTTGTGCCGGGGCGAAGTTTTTTTTAGTGCATTAGCAAGAAAGTCAATCTCTTTGTCTTTCTGTATTATAAACAAATCATACTCATCTGTTAAAGACTTATGTTCTATTCTTAAATTTTCTAATTTAAAATCATATTCTTCTTTCTGAATTTTTAATTCATAGTCTGTTCGTATATCGCACGAATACTTGAATATATCATAATCGGACATTATTTTAGAAATAGCATGTTCGTCAAACAAAACACCTGCGAACGGGGCCGGGGCCTTGTATTCCAGTATGGAAAATTTGGCGGCCTCGGTTGCATTGGCCGAAAGGCTAAACATTAGTAAAAGTTTAAGGAACATATTGAATACCAAAAGTTTGTTCTATATCTTTAATTAGCTGTTCTCGGTCGTTGTTAAATTTGTTTCTGTATTCATCCTTCTTATCTTCCCTTAACCGCTCAATCATCCCAAGCGCATCTTCATAGTCTTCTTCAATCGCTGCGATTGACTCTAGGTGACTTTCCATTAGCTTTTGTTTTTCACGAAGCTCTTGCTTGTGAATTTCCTTTAAGCCATCAATTTGTGCCTGATGTGACTCATTTTGCGATTCGTATGCTTGCTGCATTAGATGATAGTCATATCTACTTTTCAATGCTACAACTGCCGACAACAACAATATTAACAACACTTTCCAATTTTTAAGAGCAAAATCAAGAATCTTTGCTTTAATCATTATAACCTCGTAATCTTGCAATACCATCAATAACCGTCTGGCCGCCGATATAGATTGCTGAAATGATTACCCAATCTTCGCTAGTTACGTGCCCAGCGAGTGTAAGGCCGGTGGCTGTTAACCATACCATTAACTTGCGGGATGTAAGTTTTGCCAGCCATGTGTCCATAAATGCTTGTGCTTTAGCCATCATTGTTTTCTCCGTTTCTCAACTCCACCTGAGTTCACTTTGTCTGGTCAGGTGTCTTCTTCTGCCAAAAAATTATTTAATTCTTTTTTTACCATTTCTTCGACAGAGTATAGTTTGCTCATGTACTTCTCTGCGGCTTTTTCATTGTCAGAGCAGCCTTTCTTTTTACCACGAGAGCCGTCCGGCTTTTTCTTATATACACATTTACCGGAACGCATG